GGTTGCATCTGTCACCCTGTCGCGGGCTTCCGCGAATGTGATCACGGCGTCGCCTCCATCACATCCACCATACGCTGCGTCGGCCGCATGTCGTCAACGCGCAGGAGCCCGAAGTCACTGAGCTTCATGCGATTGATGTACTCGGACGGAGCGAATGCGCCCTTGCCCGATTGGCCCTCGATGAACTGGATGGTTCCGTCGGCCAGCTTCTCGACGTTCCAGACGTGCGATCCGCCGCGGCTCCACGTTCCGGAGACGATCCCGCGAGCACCCGGGGGCCACGACTTCTCGATGGTGTCCAGCACCGTGTAGCCAGCCATGTTCCTGCGGAACTTGCGCGGATTTCCGGCGCTGTCCACCCATGCCTGTTCGATGATCTCGAACATCGTGCCGCGCATCTTCTCCATCGGCTTGGCCACGACTTCGACCCCGCGGCGGCGCATCTCGACCGTCTGCACGACCCTGCCGCAGTTGATCTCGGCTTTCTTGTTCGTCCGGTACTGCGGGTTGGCGCCCTTGGCTGCCTCGTCGACCGGCATTGGCTCGCGGACGCGCCATGTGGCCATCGGCGACTTCTGGAGGTCGAAGTCGAGATCGGCGATCTGCTTGTCCAGCACGCCGATCTTGTCCGTGAGGTGCCGGTCCCACTTGAGCGCATTGTTGATGATGCGCTGTTGTGACCGGATCTGGTAGTCGCGTCGGATCAGCGTCTTCATCTCGTTCGGCGTCATGCCCGGGTAGCGGGCCAGTTCCGCCTTCCGTGCTGCCTGCTTGGCGCGCGCCTCCGCGATCATGTCGGTGTACCTCTGGAGGTCCACGACCAGTGTCTGTCGCTCGGCACTGAGGGACACGATCTTGCCCGCATCAGGGCGGGTCACTGTGATCACGTCCGTGATGGATCTCGCCGATGGTCGCGCCGGAACCTCGGCAACGGGGGCGGCTACCTCGTCGGACTTCCGTGCGAGCAGGTCGTCCCGCAGCACGTCTGCCGAGCGCATCCGATCCGGGTCGCGGATCGCGTTGCGCCAATCGCTTTGCAATGACTGCGACCGGGCGATGGCGTCCTGGTCCACGACCAGCTCGACCACGCAGTCGCACGACAGGTGGTACTTGCGGCCCTGCCCGGCGCTGGCCGCGGTCAGGTACACCGCACCCCGGGTCGCCAACATCAGGCAGAACTTGCAGGTTGCGCCCATCGCCACCCGGCGGTAGCGGCTGAAGCGGTCATCGGACAGCCCGAGGTTCAGCTGCCCGTCCCGGCCGATGCGGTGCGGCTCCCCCGAGGAGATTCGGGTCAGGACCGCGGCGCTGGCGTCCAGCCCTTCGGCGAACGTGGCCCCGCCCTGCACCCTGCGGGCCACGATGTCGCGGGTGGCGGCGAACATGCCCCGCACGTCCCGGCCGGATCCCAGCCGCCCCGGCTGGATGCCCGGCAGGCTGGTGATGTCGCCAGCGAGATCCACCGCGTTCAGGGTGGCGTTCAGCAGGTCCGTGGTGGCGGCCACGGCCGACTCCTGCGCCACCGTCACCGACCGGGTGCCCAACTCTGTGAGCCGAGCCCAGCCGACCTCGTCGTCGAGGCTGACGACCGCGTGGGCGAGGGTGTCGACCTGTAGCGCGGTGCGCCGGCGGGCCAGCTCGAGCGCGGCCCTGTGCTGCGCGGCGGCCGACCGGGGCGGCGCCCCGGTGATCGTCACGACGCCTCGTCGTCCTCAGTCGCGGCGTCCGGGTCGGCCATCTGCTGCAGCCCGAACGAGGCCGCGGCCAGCGCCGCGCGTGACGACGCCTCGGCCTCGCGCATCGCCCGCACCCTGTCCATGTCGGCCGCGGACAGCCCGTACCGCTCAGCCACCCAGTCGAACGGGAAGCCCAGCGCGGACAGCTTGGTCAGCGCGTCCACCAGTTGCGCCTCGGAGCGGGACTCGGCCTCCTGCCACTGCACCCGGCCCAGCCGGGCTGCATCGGCCACGCCCTGGTCGCCGGACACCAGAGCCACCAGCCGGAACACCTCGCGGATCGGCGGGGTGAAGAAAGTCTGGGCCTCCTCCACCTTCTTGACCAACCCAGTCTCCGCGGCCAGCAGCGCCTCCGCGGACAGGTTGGCCATCTTGCCGATCAGGTAGTGCTGCGGGGTGCGGGTCTGCGCGGCAAGGTGCCCCACAGCGACCTCGATGGCCTCGGTGAACACCTCCAGCCGGGCGGCGTCCCACTGCCCGATCTTGCCCTCCACTGTCAGCCACAGCATGCGGCCCTGCTCCAGCTTGGCGATCTCCACCGGCTTGCTGCCGACGATGTTGCCCGCGTCGTCGAGGATGGGGACCTTCGGCGGCTCCTGCCCCATCACCACACGGGCCGGCAGGGCGGCGAAGTCCGCGGCGGTGAAAAGGTAGGACCACAGCAGGTTGATCGCGTCCTGCATCGCCATGGCGCCCTGGATTTCCGACTGCGGCTCCCGGCCCAGCATCGGGCGGTTGGGCAGCTCCACGATCGGCACCACGCCCAGCGGGTTGGCGACCGATGCCTCACGCTCGACCCACCCGCCCGCGTTCCAGTTGGTCACCCCGGGAACGTCGCGCAGCAGCGGCGACGACGGGCGGGCGAACTTGTAGACCGCGGTCGGGGTGTACAGGTCAGCGCACTCCCGGTCATCCTCGCGCCACACCTTCAACGCCGCGCGGCGGGTCCGCCGGTTCGCCGGGTCGTAGTCCACGATCACCTGCGACGGGTGCTCCCACGACAGTGTCGGCTGGTCGTCGGAGTCGCCCCACACGGTCACGAACGACCGCCCGGCGATCAGCGACTCGAGGAAGCCCTGCGAGGACTGGGCCTCCATGTCGTTGACCAGCCAGGCATCCCACAGTGCCCGCTCCGCGGACGACATCCCCGCCCCGTCATCGAGGCGGAACCCGATCACACCGAGGCGCTCTGCGGGGCTGTTGGCAACCACGCCGCACCAGTTGTCCGACCACCCGGCGTAGCGGTGCTGGTGGAACTCGCGGAACTTGTCCGACGCGAACTTCAGCGACTGCTCCCCGGCGTAGTAGGCGTCGCGGGTGGTGATGCTGGCCTGCCGGGTCTGAAGCTTCGCGTGGAGCGCGTCCACCATCTGGACGGGAGTCGCCACGGGGCCTCCCTCCGGGCTAGTTGAAGTAGACGAACGCCGCCGGCTTGTCGGCACGCTGCTTGCCGGCGTTCTGCACGTCCCGGCGGGCCATCCGCGCGCCCACGGCGCACACGGCCAGGTCGATCTTCCGCGCGGACTCCCGGTGTTCCTTGCGGATCGTGAACCCCCAGCGGTTGCCGGAGCGCTTCGCGTTGGCGATGTGCTGGGCCAGTGCGGGGTGCCCCGTGTGGGCGAGGGCGCCGGAGCGCACGTCGGCCTCGAACCGCTCCACCGCAGCTGAGAACTCGGCCACCCGGCCGCGCATGTCCCAGCCGACCGCGTGGGCCCGCTTGCCGGTGGCCGAGGTGGCGGGGACCAGCAGCCCGTCGCCGAAGTCGTCGCGCCAGCGGTCGATGTAGGACTCCCAGCCGTACACGTCGGCGTAGAAGGCGACCACGTCGAACCGGGCGAACATGGCAGCCACGGTGGCGTCGACCTCGCCGCGGTCCACCTGCGGATCCGGCACCCAGTGGCCGAGCACGTCGACCAGCCCGTCGGACATCCGGCATACGACCAGCGCCGTGTGGTCGTCGGTCGTCGAGCCGTCGAAGAACGCGGCCACCTGGTCGCCGTCGGCCAGCCGGTCGCCGGTGGCGCACGCGGCCCACTCGGCGCCGGACAGGTAGGCATCCTCCGGAGCCACGATCTGGTTCAGGTAGAACCGGCGGGCCATGCTCGGGGACGTGGTCGGGTCGAGGATCTCCTCGATGAGGCGGTCCACGTCCAGCCAGTGCGAGTCGCCGCGCGCGGCCAGCAGGCCGGTGCGCAGGCTGTCCCGATCGCCCAGCTCGGTTGTCGGCGGGGCCTCGAGCGAGTCGTACAGGAACCCGGTCGCCTTGGACTTGCCGGCCGCGATCTGCTGCCATGCGTCCCAGTCAGCTTCGGCAACCGACTCCTCGCCCGGTTCGTGGGCGTTGGTGATGGCCAGCGAGCGTGCCGCGCCGTCGCGGATCTTCGCCAGGTTGCGGGCGATCGCCCGCGCCATCTCCCGGCCGTCGTTGTTGGGCAGCCAGTGGTGGGTCTCGTTGGCGATCACCAGCGTCGGCCGGCCGCCCTCCAGCGCGCGCGGG